AAAAGAGGGGCACAAGTGATGCAAAAACTGAATGTTCTTCAACTCATTAAAGAGAAGAAGCAGAAAGAAGAACGCCGTTACAAAGCACAACTAGCTCAACTTGTTGGTGCAAAGTAGTGGAACAATATACATATCACTATGATGATATGGATAAAGATAGCAGACCACCTGCTTGCTATCAACTAACTTATAGGGGTTGTAAGTATTGGTCTTGTTATCGAGTACACTTGCGAGATTGGTTCGAGAGTATGATATCTTTCAAACCAATCTATAACAGGAGGGGCTAATGCCCCTTTTTTGCTATAATTAATGTTTTGTGCTAAAATAGTAAGGAGATCTAATGGGAGAGAACAGTGTGTTAGAGAATGTGAAACTGGTGAGTGTAACTCCGGATGCTGAACCGATGATGGGGTATGTTGCGAGGGTAAGCAACCCAAGCAATCAAGAAAATCCCGAATATTCTAAACTTCTTTCTTACTGTATCAAACATAATCATTGGAGCGTATTTGAACAGGCACATATGACACTGGAGATTGAGACTTCTAGGGCCATTGCTGCTCAAATTCTGCGACATCGTTCATTCACATATCAAGAGTTTTCTCAACGTTATGCGGATACTGGTCTGTTATCGAGTGAGATTCCTCTTCCCGAACTTCGTCGCCAAGATACTAAGAATCGTCAGAACTCTATCGATGATCTTGATGAAGAGCAAGTGCATCAAATGAATAAGGCAATTCGCCAATTATTTGCTGATTCTCAAGACGTATATCGATATCTGTTGGATATGGGTGTAGCTAAAGAGTGTGCTAGAATGGTTCTTCCTCTTGCAACACCTACCCGTATCTACATGACCGGAAGTGTTCGGTCTTGGATTCACTATATATCTTTAAGGTCTGCAAATGGAACGCAGAAAGAACATATGGACATTGCAAACAAGTGCAAAGAAATCTTTGTTGAGCAGTTTCCGACTTGTGCCAAAGCTTTGGAGTGGAATTGATGGCAACATACCCTGTTATTAACACTGTCACTGGTGAACAGAAAGAAGTGGAGATGAGCGTCCACGACTGGGATCAGTGGAAAAAAGAGAATCCAGATTGGACTAGAGATTGGTCTGACCCCTCAACTTGCCCCTCGCCTGGTGAGGTTGGGGAGTGGCGAGATAGACTCGTTGCTAAAAACCCTGGTTGGAACGATGTTCTAGCAAAAGCCGCTTCGGCTCCTGGATCCCGAGTAAAAAAAATCTAAATCTTTTATGCCAAGAAGAAAGTCATCGGCCAGCAATGTTGGCGTAGGTCTCACTGCAAAACAACTTAAGAGGAAGAAGCCGCTTAACGCGGATTTACTTACGGATATTAATCCGTTGACCGAGAATCAAATCAAATTGTTTGATTCATATAGCAAAGGTAAGCACATTTTTGCTTATGGAGCTGCAGGAACTGGTAAGACGTTCGTTGTTCTCTACAACGCACTGAAAGAAGTTCTGAGCGAGGACACTCCATATAATAAAATTTACATTGTTCGCTCTCTGGTTTCTACTAGAGAGATCGGATTCCTTCCTGGAGACCACGAAGACAAATCTTCACTGTATCAGATTCCTTATAAGAACATGGTTAAATACATGTTCGAGATGCCTTCTGATTCTGATTTTGAGATGCTTTATGGCAATCTCAAGCAGCAAGAAACTATTTCTTTCTGGTCTACTTCTTTTATCCGAGGAACAACTATTGACGATGCAATTATTATCGTTGATGAATGTCAAAACTTGAATTTTCACGAACTTGATAGTATAATTACACGAGTAGGTGAAAATGCTAAGATTATGTTCTGCGGCGATGCTTCTCAATCTGATCTTGTAAAAACACATGAGAAGAATGGGATTCTAGATTTCGTCCGTATCATTCAGCAAATGGCTTCATTCGATCTGATTGAGTTTGGTGTTGATGACATTGTGAGATCTGGACTCGTTAAAGAGTATCTGGTTCATAAAATTGCTATGGGTCTTTAATGTTCAAACACAATCACATCGATCTTCCTAATATTACGCGCACAACGATCGAGGGAAAACGCTTCTATAAAATCGATGATTTAGAGAAATTATTCATCTCTATTACAACGATTACATCATTTATTACTGCACCTAAGTTTGCCTCTTGGCGAAATAAGGTTGGTGAAGAAGAAGCAAACAAGATTACAGTGAGAGCTACAAGTCGCGGAACGGATATGCACTCCCTTGTGGAGTCATATCTGAAGAATGAGGAAGAGCGGCCAGCAGTGCAACCAATTTCTAATTTACTGTTTAACATCTCGAAGAGCACTCTAGACAGAATTGATAACATCTACTGCCTAGAGTCTGCTCTTTACAGTGACGTTCTTGGTGTTGCTGGTACAGTTGATTGTATCGCAGAGTTTGATGGTGAACTCGCAGTAATTGACTTTAAAACATCATCTAAACCTAAAAAAAGAGAGTGGATTGATCACTACTTCGTTCAATGTGCAGGTTATGCCTGCATGTTTTACGAGTTAACTAATATACCCGTCAAGAAGTTTGTCATTCTTATGGCTTGCGAAGACGGAGAATGCATTGTTTATGAGGAATATGACAAGGAAAAATACATTAGAATGCTATCTCGATACATCAGAAACTTTGTTGAACATAATCTTTCCAACTATGGATAATGAATTACAGGCAGAGATTGCCAAAAAATTTCTAACTCCAGAGAAGTTTGCTGTTGCAATCGAGAAGATTGTGAAAGAGAATCGCATCAACTATATTGATGCTATCGTTATGTACTGCGAGATCAATACGATTGAGATCGACACGATTCCAAAGCTCATTTCAAAACCTCTTAAAGAGAAATTGAAACGAGATGCGATTGAACTCAATTTCATGAAGAAAACTACCAGAGCTAAGTTGCCACTCTAAATATTTGAAAAAAGACGTGAGATGTCAGAGTTTTTTGATTCCGAAATTGTACAAGAAGAGTTGAAGGAAATTGATCGCCTTCAGCAGAATATTCACGGGGATCTTTTTACTTTTCCCACTCTACCCATCAAAGAGCAAAAGTCTCACCTTGAGGATCTGGTAAAGTTAGTAGAAAAGCAGAGGATCCTTTACACTCGCATATGTCTTAGTGATGATGAAGACGCTCAAAAGATGAAGAAGGACATTGAACAGTCTGCACTTCTGATGGGATTCTCCGATCAAGTGTCTGTGATGGAAATGTTTGATGGCATGATTAGATCAATTAAAACTATTTTGGAGCAGCCTCCCTTTAAAAAATGACGTATGAAATTCCCGCTCCTGGGATCTTTGTGAAAAAGAATGCAATCAGTGAGCAAAACGTTGACAATTTAGTTGCGTTCTTTAAACAGAATAAGAAACTCCAAATGCCAGGAATGTGTGGCATGACAACGGTTGATCCCAAGATCAAAAAGTCTACGGATATCATTATTAACGCTGCTAGCAAGCAGAAAGATCAACAGTTTGTTGTAAGTCAACTCAATGACTGCTTATCTGATGGTATGGAAGAGTATGTCAAAGAGTATCCCATTCTTGAGACAGGTCAAATGTGGAGGATGGAACCTCTTGCCATTCTTCAATCTTATAAACCAAAAGAAGGATTCTTCAAACTTCATTATGAATCAATTAATGAAAATTTAGCTGGAAGAATGATTGTGTGGATGATCTATCTCAATGATTGTCCTGATGGTGGAACTGAGTTTCCATACTTTAACCTCACCACAAAAGCAGAGAAAGGAACTCTAGTTCTTTTCCCCACTAGTTTTACTTATGCTCACAAGGGACAAATCTCTGAAGAGCATCCCAAGATGATCGCTACTGGATGGTACAGCATGGTTCCGTACCACATCCAAGAGCAAATGATGCAACAGCAACAGGCTTGACATCCTTTCATCCCTCTGGTATGATAAAGAGGTCTTCAACCAAATCCATTTCATCCAAACTATCCAATGTCTTTTGCTAATCTCAAGAAACAATCCAAACTCGGCTCTCTGACTCAGAAACTGGTCACTCAAGTCGAGAAGATGAACAAGTCTGCTGGTTCTGGCGATGACCGCCTGTGGAAACCTGAAGTAGACAAAGCAGGTAATGGTTATGCTGTTATTCGATTCCTTCCTCCTCCCAATGGCGAAGACATGCCTTTCGCCAAAGTCTACAGTCACGCATTCCAAGGGCCTGGCGGTTGGTACATCGAGAACTCTCTGACTACCATTGGTCAGAAAGATCCTGTCTCCGAGCATAACTCGTTGCTGTGGAATAATGGCACCGATGCTGGTAAGGAACAGGCGCGTAAGCAGAAGCGTAAACTGTCCTACGTTTCCAACATCTATGTTGTGAAAGATCCTGCTAATCCGCAAAACGAAGGTAAGGTCTTCCTCTACAAGTATGGTAAGAAGATCTTTGACAAGATTATGGCTGCAATGCAACCTGAGTTTGAGGACGAAACTCCCATCAACCCCTTTGATTTCTGGCAAGGCGCTAACTTCAAACTGAAGATCAAGCGAGTTGCTGGTTATTGGAATTATGACTCTAGTGAGTTTGCTATTCAGGGGCCTCTTCTGGATGAAGACGAGGAGATGGAAGCAATCTGGAACAAGGAATACTCTCTCGCAGAGTTTCTTGCTCCTTCTCAGTTCAAAACCTATGAAGAACTCAAGACTCGTCTTGATGCAGTTCTTGGTAGTGGTAATTCCCGTCGCGCTCCTGTCGATGAGGAAGTTGAAGATGAAGATGACTTCCGCGGCCCTGTTCGCGATCTAGATGATGATCTTCGTTCTGAACTGAACTCTCTGTCTTCTTCTGCTCGTAGCAGTAGCGATGATGAAGAAGAAGATGATACGCTGTCGTACTTCCAGCGTTTGGCCGAAGAATAGACCGCCTAGTGGTAAAAAAATAAGGGCAGCAGTCTTACTGCCACCCTTATTCGGTACTAGGAAAATGATAAATTAATCCCACTTACTATTCCAAATCGAGGTTTTCTTGATATGCTCTAAAGCAGACTCAAGAGCCTCGATTCTTTTTGTTAATTCGGCGCAGTTGCAACCAGTGTTACAACAGGATTTGGGAGCATCCAGATCGGAAGCATCGAGTTTTCTAGTTCTAGCCATGATTGAAATACTGAGACTTTAAATTATTTAGATTATGGAGCAGATGTGCGGAGGTTATCTCCCCTCTTCAAATTATTATTAACGTACTGACTAGATTTGGTGTAGAACATTCCTTGCTTGGTATCTTCGAGGAATTGGACAAGATACTCTGGTCTTAGAACAAAGATTCCTCTTTTGTCATCGTTCTTTCTAGTTTCATATTCTAGATTGGTGATACCAGTCACAGGATTTAAGGTCGCTGTTGCATCATCTGGATCCTTAATTGTGAAATCAGAGTCTACAACATTTCCAGCAGGAAGAATCATTCTACCCTTAGAATCTTTGACTTCTGTTGTCTCATAGAAACGAACATCGAGAATCTGATCTCCATACTTTTCTGTGCAGAAAGTCGTTAAATCTCTGTCTGATAAAGGCCATTCATTTCTAACATTGATGATGTTATTGGTGATGAGAATAACCCAGTCAAGAGTTTCATTGCCGTAGACTTTCTGCGCGACGATATCTGGTCTATCATCACCTTCAATTTCATACTCATTGTAGATTACAAAGACTCCTTTCAGATCATCTTTGATCTTTACTCTACGAAATAGATTCTTAGCTCTAACATATGTCTGAGAGTTAGGTCTATCTCTTAGAGGAGAAATGTAATTGAGGTCAGGAACCTCTCTAAAATAAAATCCCATTAGTAACCTACTCCAAGTACATCTGTATAATCTTCTGCGTAAATTGGATTGAGTTCTTTGAATGCAAGTTGCATTTGCATGTGAACTGGAGTTCCATTATCATATGTTGCGTACTGTCCAGAAGCAGTATAATTTACACCCATGTTTTCAAGTGCCATGATCTTGAATCTATTCAAGAATGGATGATTTTTATTACCAGTTTTATAAGTCAGTCTGAAGACATTAGGTGCTTGAATGAATAGACCATTTCCAGCTGCCGATCTTCTTGCTGACATTGCAATCTTAAATACTCTGATAATTTCTTTTACTCTCTCACCTTCTTCTTTTGATCTAGGAACAAAGTTAAAATCAAATGTAAAAGAACGAAGAGCAACACCCGTGAACAGAAGTTCTAAGTTTGGATTAATAATTTGACCTGTTGCTCTAGACAACAAAGATTCGAAAGATGTATTAGCACCAAAGACGTTTGCTGCCATTGATCCAAAAAATAGTGCAGATGGATTTTTCATACCACTATCTTCACCAAGACCAATAGCCGTGCCAACCACAGTGTTGAGAATATTACTGATACCTCCAGTAATACTTGCATCTTGTACACCAGAGGCAACAGCACCAACAGCCATAGCAGCCAGTGAATTTAAATTATCCTCACCATAGGTAACAGCATTAGTGTCGGAAATATTACCAGGTATGGGAAGAATAATAGAGTTTACAACAGTCCCATTAGCATATGATTTTGATGCTTCATTGACTCTTAATGTTTGTCTTCTGGCAAGTTGATCTTCTTTTGATGTGTCTTCAATTTGTTCAATATCTCCACCTGTTAAAGAAGTTATTCCTTTTGCGTAACTAGATTTGTATTGCAGTTCTTCAAAAAGCATAAAATCAGTGTAATCATCTATACTTCCAATAGGATACCTTAACGGCGCTCCTGCTTTACTTGGAGTCTGTGTCGTTACAGTGGTATTGCCAGTTACTTGGACAGGATTGGCAGATGTGGCTTTAGGATCTATTGCCATTTTACACTTTTCTAAGTATTTAGTTTGAATTTCTGATAAGGAATGGTTGTCAAGGTATTTTTCTCTTCTTGACTGATCTCGTAGAGGTTACCAACCACTTCATCAAACGCATATCTTCTGGGTGCTCTCCAGTGATAACTGATCGCATCGAATCCCCAATTGTATGTTGCAGTGCAAGCCACAAGTGGATGCTCATCATACTGGATGAGAGGAGTTTGAGGCATGTAAATGAATGTATAATAATTTCCTGGAACAGCAACCTGATCAGTTGTATCAGATAATGCTTCCATGATTGTCATCATTAAATCATCTGGATCTTCTACACCAATCAAATCATCTAGAATATCTTGAATTCTGTTCATTAGTCTGTGTAACCATCGTCGTCTTGTAAATCTTCATAACCAAGACCTTTCGTGTGATCGGGATCATCAAGACCAAACTCAGAACGAAGATGTTCAGACTTTAATCTACTAACAAGTGCTTCAAGTTCTCCTATAATCTCTTTGATTTTTTGATCTGATTCTTTCATTTTATCCCCAACTCCTTTTCTGTAAAGACTTTGAATTCCCATAGGCGATCCTTACAAAATTCTTCAGCGGCCGCCCATTTTGCCTGATTAGTTACATACTGAGTTACTTCATAAACGTAACTCTTTGTTTTCTTTTCTTGTAGTGGAGGTTGTTGAGTTTGTTTAAATGGTTTGATTTCAATTAAAGATCTCTTGACTTTTCCCTGAGAGTCTTTGTATTTAATGTAGAAGTCAGGAAAATAACGATGCCACTTATTATCTATGGGAGATTTGTATGGAATCGAGATCTCTTCACTTCCCCACTCAAGGATACTTTCGGTTTTGTCACAGTAAACCATGAACTTTCTTTCCCACAAACTGCGATAAATAATATTTGTGGGATTCCCTCTATACTTTTTTGTGTTACTGGGACGAAACCTTCCTTGATATGACATAGAATAATCACAGCATTAGAGATATTTAGATGTCGATAAGCGCCAAAGTCACAGACGTAGCACCACTC